CCGATATTACAAGCATTAAAGAGGGTATTGAGTTCCAACTTAAAACAATAGCATTTAATAACAACCTGAACTTTGACTTTGGATTATCAGGAAGTAAGTCAGGTGTAGCATTAAAGATAGAAAACTTGGAACTGCTTGAAGCAAGAGAAGATGAAGTAGAAAAGTGGAGAAGGGCAGAAAAGCACATATACGAGATTGAAAGACAAATAGTACAGGTAGAAACAGGTTTACAATTACCTGAATCTATTGCACTTGATTATGCAGAAGTTAAATTCCCTGATTTTGATGCAGAAAGAGATGAATGGGATTGGAAGTTCAAACATGGTATAGCAGATAGATTTGATTATCTAATGGCTCAAGATCCTGATAAGTTCCCTGATAGACAGGCAGCAATGGACTTCTTAGATGAAAAGAAACAAGAAACAGATACAACTGATAACATATTTAAACTAAACCGAGCAAATGGCGAAGGTACTTAAAGCATACTTAGACAAGATAACTGATTTAGAAGAACAGATAGATAGAGAAGTAGATGAGTTATTAAGAGTTATTGACATAGATCAACTACTTGCAAATCCTGAGCAGTATATGCAAGAACTATCTAAACAATTCTTTGAATCACTTGATGATGAACTAAAACAGGCTATTGATGCAGGACAAGTCAAGGCAGATAGGATTATAAAGAGTATTGGAAGCAAACTTCAAAAAGATTAAGTCTGATATAGACTTTAAACAAAATGTCAAGAAACTAATTGATGAGGCTATATTCTTAGCAGCACAAATCAATGTAAAAGAAATCAAATCAGGATTAGACAGGTCCACAGGTCCTAAAGGTAAGAAGTTTAAAAAACTTGCACCATCTACAATAGCACAAAAGAAGAAAAAAGGACAACCACTTAAACCACTTATAGCAACAGGTATGATGAGAAAATTACCACCTGTTAAAGGTAAAAAAGGCAAAACATCTATAAGTGTAGCAAAACAAAGAGTAGAAATAGGTGGTTATCACGATCAAGGTGGTACTAAGGGAGGCAGACCACCAAAACGAGAATGGTTTGATATATACAAGACTGCTATACCTAAAATAGAGAAGATGTTTAAATCCAAACTAATTAAACTATATTCAAGACTATGAACACATACAATGAATTAGGAATTAAGGTAACAAAAACATTAGATGATTTATCTATGATAGTAACATCTAACCTTCTATCTCGTATCAATACTATGAAAGTATCAGGAATGGCTGCATCTGAAGTTAGAAAAGTATTAGTTGCAGATCTTATTGCAGGTGGTAGAATATTTGGACAACTTAGAAATGGTGTTAAGGGTATATCTAAAAATGCTATTGAAGAAGCAGGTAATATAGCAGCACAAAAAGCATTTGAGCAACAAGGACTAAAACAATACAAATGGATTTCAGTAGGAAAGAATGTTTGTCCTGATTGTAAACCAAGACATGGTACAACAGGTGATTTAGAATATTTTAAGGCAATAGGTATGCCTAAGAGTGAATTTAGTGTATGTGGACTAAATTGTAATTGTATGTTAGTACCCATTGAGTATGAAGGAGAAGATTTATCAGAACCTATTAAGTATAAGAAGCCATCTCCTACAGATTTCAAAATGGGAGGTAAACATAAGACTTATAAAGAAGCAGATGCTTGGATAAGTGCAAATTTAGGTGCAGTTACTAAAGGTTTAAATAGAATGGATATGGAAACAGTAAATACATTAACTAAAGAATTAATGATGCTTAAAAAACAAGGTTATAACTTTCCATTAAAACAAATAACAGCCAAAAAATTTGGTAAAAGAACTACAGCAAGGGTAAGAATTAATTATAATAGAGCAACTAACCAAGTCGCACAAAATACACAAGAATTACAATTAAATTTAAACCATCTTGGACAAGGAAATGATTTTTACAAATTAAAACATGGTATAAAAGGGGAAATGGTAGGTTGGAGTCCTGCAGGTGTAAATAATTTAAGATCTGTATTAACACATGAATTAGGACATGCAATAGCATCTAAACATTTATATCAAATATCAACATCAGTAAATAGTTTACAAATATATACAGGTACAGGTAAAAAATTAAAAGAACTACATAAACAATATTTAGAAAGAATGAGAGAATTAAGGGTTAAATTCATACAACTTCCTACAAATTCAAAAAAAATGCAAACAATTAAATATTTAGATTATACTGAAGAATTTGCATTACCAAATGGTAAAATAATATTTGTAAATCAAAGAAATAAATATCTTAAAGAAGTATATCAAGGAGAATATATATCTGATTATGCAAAACAAGACATAGATGAATGGGTAGCAGAATGTTTTACTATGGCTTTTAATTCTCCAAATCCATCTCCTTTTGCTGTACAAGTTCAAAACTTATTGTTAGGAATAGACTAATGAGTAAAAAAATATATTTATCTCCAATTTGTATCGCTTGTATTCATTATGATCAAAATTCTATGGAACATAAATGTAAGGCATTTCCTGATGGAATACCTCAAGAAATATTAGAATCAAAACATATACACACAACACCATTTAATGGAGATAGTGGTATTTTATTTGAATCATCAAACCCAAAACTTAAAGTAGAGGACTTATTAGATGATTAGAACTGCTATAGTAACACCTGATAAACACTTTCCACAACATGATCAGAAAGCAGTTAATGTGGTATGTCAGGCAATTATGAAGGTAAAACCTGATATATATATTGACTTAGGAGATACAGGAGAGTGGAGTTACTTTAGTAATCATTATTGGAAGGGCAGACATGCTAAACCATTAGAAGATCTAATACCATTACTAAATAAAGATGTTAAAGCAGTAAACAAGGGTATGGATCAGATAGATAGAGCATTAGATGAGGTAAATTGCAAAGAAAGACATTTTGTACAAGGTAACCATGAAGTATGGCTTGATAACTTTGTTATGAAATATCCTTACTTAGATAAGTATGAAACATACAATGCTTTAAGGTTAGAACAACGTGGATATGAATACCACCCTTATTTTAGAAAGAAACTGCTTAAAATAGGCAAATTAAACTTTGCTCATGGACACAGGACAGGTATGCACCATGCTAAAGCACACTTAATGATGTATGGAGAATCAGTTATGTATGGACATACACACGATTTACAAAGACATACACATACATCTCTTGGTGGTACTATATCTGCTTGGAGTTTAGGTTGTTTAAAGAATATTGAGGAAGATGAGGATTGGCTTAGAGGAAACTTAACAAATTGGAATCATGCTTTTGCTATTATACATTTCTTTCCAAATGGTAATTATGTGGTTCAGGTAGTAGAGATTATTAAAGGTAAAACTAACTTATGGGGAGAAGAATTGAATGGAAGTAAAAGATAATGGATATTTTAACAGTATTGGAACAATTTGGAATACCTGTAACAATGACAATAGCATTCGGATTTTTTATATGGAGGCAAAACAGGTTCATACAAGAAACTCTAATGACAGAACTCGACCAAGACTTCAAGAGGTTGGAAGGTATTATTATTAAGTTGATAGATCAACAAAAAAAGGTGCAAATGGAGCAAAAGAAGTTAAATGGTATATTTAAGGCACAAGTAGAAATTATTGCTCGTTTGAGTGGAAATGGCTTAAAAGACAAGTTCCTAAGAATAATGGAAAAAGGTGGAATGGTAGATGAATAAGACTAAGCAGTTCAAAATACAAACACCTGTAGGTTCTGTTGAGAGTGATAGTGGTAATCATATAGTAGATGTAATAACAGTATTAGTAGCAATCCTGTTAGTATTTGTAGGCAAAAAGATAATGGAGAAGATATAATGGCTAAATTTAAAGGTAGAAAAGTAAAACTAAATAAGCCAACAAGGATAAGAGCAGGACAAACATCACATGGTAAAAAAAAATTTCAAGTATTCGTAAATGACGGAGGTAAGACCAAAAGAGTTACTTTTGGAGATCCTAACATGAGAATAAGAAAAACAAATAAGTCTGCAAGAAAATCTTTTAGAGCAAGAATGAAATGTAGCACAGCAAAAGATAAAACAACTGCAAGATATTGGTCTTGCAAGAAATGGTAGATTAACA